GTTGATGCGCAAGTGGTGAACGGTGAGTTTACAAGCTTAGGCAAAGATGTTGTTAGTACATTTAATGCAATTGCAACCAATGCCACTGCCTCTGGTGATGTTATTAAAACGGCGTTTAATGCGGCTTTAAACAAGGTTTCAACACAAGCTGATTTAGCCGAACTATCCAACGCGTGGGTGGCTTATGCAGAATCGGCAAACCTATCGGTTAGTGAAATTGAAACGGGCCTTTTACAAACCAAGGTAAGAGCACAAGATTTAACGGGCGCTTATGAGTTGCTTGGCATTACCTCATCTGAAAAGTTACAGCTAATAGCCCAAGACCATAAAGCGGCGTATGAACAAGTAAAAATACATTCTACTAATGTTAATGAACATAAGTTAGCGGTAAAAGCATGGGCTGAAACAGAAATAGAAGCGGCAGCTGCGCAAGGCCGTTCGGTTGACCAATCATTATTGCAAGCTGCTGCAACGGTTGGGTTAACAGATAAAATACAAAAAATGATAACGAAACTTAAAGAAGAAAGTGACGGGTTATCGACTAACACAGACCAATGGATTAACCGTGCCGCTGTGATTGATAGTGCAAGTGAAACAATTTCACAAGCGTATCAGAAACAAAAAACAGCCGAAAAAGAAGCGCAAGAGAGTTCAGCTAAAAGCTATGGCGTCATTATGGCGACCCGTGATGCAACCGATTTAACGGCGTTGTCAATCAGTGAGCTTAACGATGAAATTGCAGAGCAAAGTGATCGCATCTATAAAAATAGACAAGTACAAAGTGCTTGGTGGAGAGATATTGCAGAAAACCAAATAGTGTTTGACCAACAAACCTTGGCGATTGCAAAGCAAACCCTTTCATTAAGAGAGCTTGAACAAGGGTTTGAAAGCACCGAAACCCCAACACTGGAAATGATTAATAACACCCAAAATGCGATTGATAGGCTTGATAAACTTGATGATGCAACATTAACATCACTGAATGCACAACTTGATAGCGCGCGCAGCAAATTGCAATCATTACAAGAAAATGCAGAATCCGCATTAAGTAGTGTTCAAAATGAATTGGACTATTTAAACGGGAACTCTGAAAGTATTGAGAACAGAGCTTATGAAGCAAGCATTGCTGCATTAAAAGAGCAGTTAGCCGCCGCAAGTGATTATCAAGACTCAGAATCTATTAATGATTTAAACCAGGCAATCGCATTAACGGAGCAATTACATCAGCAGAAGTTAACCGCTATTCGTGAAGAGGCGGCAGCCGCTGCTGAAGTTGAGCAAAGCACCACAACGGCTACAACTGCCACAACCTCAGCGGCGCAAACATCGAGTACGGTTTTTGTTAAACTCGAATTAGGAAACAGTACTGCGACCATTGAAACAACAGAAGATGGTAAGAATGATTTATTAGACTTATTACAACAATCATCCCTCATTACAGGGTAATAATAAGCCCTTTCACTTTGTCGTGAACCCCTTCAATCTCAACCCAACCCCACTTTTTGCAATACTAACCCTACATTAAACAGGAGTTAGTATTGCATGATTTCATTAGAAGGCATTGAACTGCCTGATGGCCTGCGTTGGAAAGAAGATTTAAATTACTGCCCAATTAAACAAGAAAGTGAAATATCTATCACAGGCCGTTTGCTGTTAAACAGAGGCCAAATGAAAGATGGTCGCCCTATTGTTTTAGCCAGTGCAAATGCCTGGGCGTTTTATTCAAAAATAAAGCAAATCAGCACGCTACGCCTCACCCCAAAAATGATGGAACTCAACTACCAAGGCACGGTTTACAACGTGCGTTGGGATTATGCCGATCCCGAACATTTTGTTGCAGAACCTTTAGTTGAGCACACCGATGAACCTGATGATGGCGATGTATACAAGCTACCACTAATTAAATTAATCGAGGTACTCGAATAAATGACAATCTATAAAAGCGATATAAAGCTGTTTGCCTCAAAAAATATGACAGATGAAGATGATGGCGGCGGTGCGATGACGAATGTTGAGATTGTATCTGGTCAGCATAATTCTATCTTTCCAGATATTTCAGATTTAGATAGAGCTTATGGTTCTGTCAATATTCGAAGTGTGCATTTGAAAGCGGATGCTGATACCGATGAAACGTATTACGGTGCAACTATTGGGCTATCTGAAACACCGATTGATGATGACGTTGCCGTTACGTTAATGAGCGTGAATGACCCTTACGCAACACGTAAAGAATCGCAGGAAATCATTGAAAGTTATCTTGCTAAATCAGCTAAATATTCAGGCGAAGTCTATGGTGCCCAATTAATTGGGCAACGTTCTATTCGAATTATTCAAAGAAGAACCATTACACCACCGTCAATTGGTGATGTGTTTGTTCTTTTAAATCCATCTAATGGTGAAGAACAATACATAAAAATTAAATCGGTTGAGACGGAAATACAGTATTTTACTTATCCCGTGAATATTGATTTTGAACGTTTAATCGTTACATGTGAAATAACGGCCCCATTAAAATTTGAGTTTGTCGGTGTTGAAGCAAACCCCTATGACCCAACCAGTAGCACCTCTGCAATCTATGGCACAACAGTTGCTGATGCAGCCAATTATTACAGCACTAAGAAATTAAAGTTTGATGCTGAATTTGGTGCAAGTGCGTTGCAAGTGGACTCTATTTATACGCAACTAGTCCCATCAACCACCGTACAAACGGCGCATGTTAATCAATCAGTTGTTAAAAATGTGGATGTCACACTGGATGCAGGTAATGGTGAATTGGTTGACGTTCCTATGACAATTGAAACGCAACAAATAAATATTACGTTAGCCAATCAGGGATATGTTTATACACAAACGTTAGTGCCTGTTCCCGATCCTGGTACGCTCACTATTTCTTACATGGTGCAAGGTGACTGGTATGATTTAGTCGATAATGGCGATCGTACCTTGTCAGGTGCAAGTTCTAGCTATGGCACGGCTCAATATGATGAATTAGGTAATTTATCAATGACATTAGGCGCATTGCCCGATGTGGGTAGTATCATTTTAATGCAATATGCACAGGCAAGTAGCTACCTTAAAAAGGTTGATGATATTGAGTTTACACGTGAGATTGAATTGGTTTTTTCTAGCCATGTAAACTTTCATTCTTGTGTGATTAGTTGGGAAGATGGTAATAAAACGGCCACTATTATTGATGGGGTTATTTCAGGCGATGCAACTGGGGTAATGGATTCATCAACGTACTGCACATTAATACCAAATGAAACGCCTGCTTCAGATACAGTTTTTCTATTTGAATGGGATGATTACTTAGATACTACGCCATATTACATTACAAATCTTACACAGGAATATGTTCGATTTAGTGCTGATGTGTCAGGCCGTGCCTCAATACAGTTACGCGCTAATATAAGTGAAAAAAACGTTAGTATTTCATTTAATGTTGTTCCATCAGTTTCTGAGATTATTAGCGGTACTGAGCTTTATATCCCACGTGAAATTAAGTTATACGATGACGGATTGGGCCTAATTAAATTAGCGGCAGGCAGTAACGCCCTTAACCCTGTGGTCGGCACTATTGATTACGTGAGCGGTAAAGTGCTAATAGACGAAGTATTTGATGTTGATTTTGTTAAACGTGTCATGACGTCTTATTTGTATTCCTATGGCAGTGACGCACACGGTGGTTCAAGAACTATTTATCGTCAATCAGGTACAACCACAGCAAGAGTGCCTGTGAACTCTTTAAATGAAAGTAATCCGATTATTTATGTTGAATATACAGACAATTCTGAAGATACCGTGGAGTCTATCTTTGCAGGCCAATTAGAAAAGGCTATTCCTTCTTTCAAAGCCTCTATTGAAACTTATCAACAAGAACTGATTAGTGGCAGCGTTTCATTTTATTACAATGCGCGACTCATTAAAGAAAGTGGCGGCTTATTGTTTGATGGTAGTTCAGAGGTCGGCACCTTAGATAATGATTCAGGTGAGATAGTACTTAACACTTGGCCTAAAGGTGATGGTTTGTTATCACTAAATAGTGGATTTGTTTATAACGGCGTAGCGCCTCTTACCCAATCAATCACATTTTTGACCGCAGGCAACCCTGTGGTATCTCAATCCCTGAGCGTTAATGCTAAGAATTACGCCAATGAAACGATTAATGCGATTACCGATGAAAATGGTGTGATTTCAGGTGAAAACTTTGATGGTTACATTGATATTGATTTAGGTATCGTGACCGTCATTAGTGATGCGCTATTAGACACCTCAAGTATTTATTACAACTGTGTCTCTTATAGCTACCTGCCGTTGTCATCCGATATTTTAGGGCTAGATACGATTAAATTACCGAGTGATGGCCGCGTTCCTATCTACCGTGAAGGTGATGTGTGTGTTGTTCACCAGGACGAAGAAATTGAAATTGAAGTAACTGCAAATCAACAGTACCAATTGCCTCATGTTCGTATTGCTGAATTATCGGTGGTAGGCGTTGATTATTCAGTTGACCTGGATGCAGGTGTGGTCACTTTTACTGAAGCGGGTAATGCCATTATTAACTATCGTTTTGAAGATATGTTTTTGGTTGCAAGCGTTGATATTTCAGGGGTAATTAAAGCGGCTCGCCCATTATCTCATGCTTACGATGCAGAGAAAGCAAAGGTCGCCAGTGTATTAGTGGCTGATGATATGTTTGCACGTTACACCAACTTATTTGATCAAAATACTTGGACGGGTGTGTTTAGTGATGATCGAATAGGAACAGAAGCGTCTGTTGCTTATAACGACACGTTATACCCTGTTCAAGTCACCAATGATGGGTGTATTACAGAACGATTTGCCATCGTGTTTACTACATCAACCGCATTCAAGTTGGTTGGGGAAAATGTCGGGCAAATTGCTGTTGGTGATGTCAATACAACGTTCGCCCCTATCAACCCTGTATCTGGCAAACCGTACTTCACAATGAACCATTTAGGGTGGGGTTCTGGTTGGTCAGCAGGCAATGTTGTTCGTGTTAATTTCGTTGGTGCGGTTTATCAGCTGAACTTGATAAGAACGGTTTTACAGAGCGATCCTAAAGCCTCATTAGATAACGACCAATTTGCTATCCAAGCCCGTGGTAACACGAACAAAGAAACATAATTTAAAATTAAATTTTAAGGTGAATAATAATGGCTAAAACATATCCAACGTTATGGTTTAACGAGTCAATGCAAGGTGCCGCGCAAACAGGTGATAGTGATGCAGGTGCAATGATTGCAATTTTAAAAGCGTGTTTGGTCGATGGGTTCGGCTCATTGGTTCCTGATTCAATTGTGTGGGATGAGACAAAAGCATTAGCGAAAGCCTCATTTAGTGCAGGACATAGTTATTTAAAAGATTCAGTGATTGCTTGTTCTGGCAGCGCTGTTGCTGATTACAACGGGAAACACCGAATCATTGAGATAACATCAACAGAAATTTACTTTGAACTTGATACCGTCCCTGTGGCAGCAGCAAGCGGTTCATTAGAGATTAAAATAGCCCCACTTGGTTGGGAAATCACCCATTCTAACGGTACAAACGATATTTTAATCTTTAGACCGAAGGGTAATTTGGGCGCTGTTAGTTTACGCGTAGATAACACCGCTTGGGATGGTTGGTACGACTCATCTACAACAAAAGCCTGTCACATGAAAGTTGAAATGGTAGAGGATGTTTCTGATATAGATACTTACCAGTCTATTTTTGAACATCATTGGCCTGCAACTGGTAATTTATCTGATCACAAATGGGACTTGGTTGGCGATGGCAGAATGATCTTTCTTTTACCAGAATATGGTCAGGGGAAAAAGCAGTCTTGCTTTGTTGCAGGGTATATAGATTCAATAAGAGCAGGTGATGAGTATCACTTCATCATGAATCATTTAACTACCACCACCGTTAACTCTTCTTCTAATGAGTGGGATTCTACCGATAACATCTACAACAACTTTGCTAAAAACAAGTCTGTTTCTTACAATGTTATCGCAAGAAAATATCATCAACTTGAGGGTACTGACTCTTGGTTGAAATCAGGGGTTGGTGAGAACGGTAGTGATACTATGCCTATGCCGAATCCAGTAGATAACGGTTTTTATTTAAACACTCAACCAATAATGATTCAAGAATCTGATCTTTCTTTTCGAGGTTACATGCCTATGTTAATTGAGCCACTTGCAGAATATTCAGCTCTTTTTAGAAAAAACATTAGTGACTTCCCAGAGCTTGACGGAAAAACTTACAGATTCCTAAGATCAACAAAAAGTAACTCATACAATCTTGATGAAGTATTAATTGGTTTTGATATTAGCTCAGTAGAGGTTTAATTATGTCTATTGAATCCCTCTATTCAAAGATACAAGAAAAAAACCCTTTGGTGTTTATTAAGGGTGAAGATGTATTGACAAATCATGGTTCAGAGGATTTGACTTTAGAGCTAAAAGGCTCCCCCCCTAGCTACATAACAACATCTAACGGGGTTGTCGCTTTCTTTGATGGTTTAAACTTTGTTGAAATGAAAAACAATGTTGCAAACAGGATGGCTGATGCGTCTACAGGTCACACAATTGAGGCACTTTTCCATTGTAACGCTGAAAGGGTTTTTGCACGTGTTTTTGATATTGGACTAGGTAATGATGCTACTGGTAACAGGAGTGATTTTTTTATTATCCCAACATCTAGTTCGGTAACTGGTTTTGATGCTTATGTTGGTGGTCACCATGTTGGGTACGGTGTTAATTATGTTGGTGAGTTAACTCATTACCTGGCAACAATGACACCTAGTGGCGTTGTTAAGTGTTACATAAATGGTGTTTATGTCGGAACTACTAGCGGAAGAAATCCTAACTTTGCTCTAAATGACGGAAACTTACTGCATTCTTTAAATAAATATAATTCAACTGGTGACGAAAGCGGTATTGGATATTTTGGTTACTGTGTTTTACACAATAGATTATTAACAGAAGAAGAGATACAAGATCATACTAGTGAACTTGACGGGCTTTCTTTTGATGTAGCAAATACTTTCATTTTTGATTTAAGAGGGGCTGCAATAAGTAAACCTTTTACATGGGCCAACGAATTAACGAGAGAAGAGGCTAACCCTTACCCTAGCAAAGTTCAATTCTTCAAAAAGAACCAAGTAAGCAGCTTAGTTGTAAAAACTTTGGGTAGAAAAGGATTTTTAAATCAAGATGGTTCTTTTAGAAGTTTAGGTTATTACCAAAGCACAGTGCTTATCAACAATGTTACAAGTGCTAACAAAGTTGTTCTTTGCTTTACAAATAATGGCAATTTAGTTGCTGAAACAATAAGTGACGAACAGGGAACTTACCGTTTTGACTACTTAGATTTAAACAAAAAATACATGTTTGTTGCTCAGTACAGTAATGAACTTAATACTCCACCAGATTACACCGCCGTTGCTGCTGATTGGCAATCACCAATACCTTACAAGGAATAATTATGGATCTTTCTATAGCGGTAAAGAATGCCCGCGCCCAGGTGTTGTGCGACAAAATAGATGAGAATGGCGCTAAGCTAGTTATATATAACGCCCCTCAAGAAGTCATGTGTGCCTTAGATTTTAAGGTGCCATCTAAACTAAGCATAGTAGATGGGGTTCTAACATTTCAAACACTAGAAGAGTCAATGGTATTAATTAGCGACTTAGCAACCAATGCAAAAATAATATCTAACAATGGCGATACATTTGCTAACGCCTCAATGGCTGAAATCAATGATGATGAAAATAGTAATGCTGACTTGAAGTTACCTAGCCTTAATCTCTATGCAGGAAGCTTGTTGCGCTTAGTTGGTTGGACAATTACCGAATTGTAAAAGTGAGTGTTGCGAATGGAATTTAAAAAGCTGTGGACGAATACAGGTGAATTGGATTTTACCAATGATGCTGCTGTATTTGATATTACGGCTAAGAGCCAATCAATACGCCCACTTTCAAACGGTGTTTTCACCCCTGTTGATAGATGGGATAGTAAAGGTGAACTGTCTTTATCAACGCCCTGGGCTAATAATGGCCCGCTTGATTTTGTCGTTGAAAGTGAAGGTCCAACCACCCCTATATTAGTCGATGTGATAGCTAATAGTTACGCTATAGCGCCAATATCCTTGGCGAACTTAGATCTGGTTTATGGTGTATCTTCTGTTACTAATAATAAAACGGTTAGTACAGGAACGCTCGATTCAATTGCAGATGTGATCGTCTACAGCACCACTAAACCTGCCGTTTCCAATCATGAGATAGGGTTTGATATTAATGTTGATAGAGGCATTAAGTCAGAGGTTAAAAGTGACTACCAAAAAGCATTAAAAGTCAGAAGAGATAATGTGAATTCCTTTAAACAAAGCCCAAGTATGAAACGTGGCTTTGTTTCACATGTTCAAGATGCAATTAACCTACATAAAGAAACCATCACATTACAGACGCCAATAGATAAACTAACGGTTAAAAACATTGTTTTAATACGAAACGCTTTGCATGTTCAATCACATGTAAATCAAATCAACTATAAGTTAGATGGTTTAGATAATGTTTTTTTATCTGACTTCGAAGAAGCCGCGTACTTATCCAACGAGGTTGATAGCCGTTATTTATACCCTGCACGCGCTGATTGTGAGATATCAAGTTATTGGCAAGAAACAGAGAAATTACGTCACTCAGCACATTCTAACTTTGGCAATGGCGTGCCTATTAAGAAAGAATGGAATAGTTATTTTGAAGACGGTATTTACCCTGTTGGTGAGCGCATTGAGGCGATCATTCCGCCAACCCCAAGCCCTGATTTACCTATTGAACCTTTAGAATTTAAATCACTTTGGAACAACAGTGGTAAGTTAGATTTCTTAACAATTGAATTGGATGCACTAATAATTATGAACCAAATAGATATTTATATCGTTGATAATAACGGTAATAAACAAGCCATACACCCTGTAAATGCATCTATTAAGTTTGATATTGATTCGTTTGTATGGAGCTTTACAGGTCAGCTGTTAGGTAGCGATAATTTAGCCTTACTTACCCATCGTGCAAACTTTGAAATTAATGTAAATGAACATCAACTTTATTTTACATTGCGTGAATTTAGCAAGGTAAATACATTTGCTAAAGATGCTTATTCTTTTACTTGTGTTACCAACTCCCAATGGTTAGGCCAACCCTATGCCACATTGCATACAGGTGTTGTTGATAGTCCAATAGGTGCGTGGCAATTAGTTGCTGATAAGTTTGAGTCTGAAAACTTTTCTATCGATAGAACGTTAACGCCTGAATGGGTCTTAGCAGCAGAATCATTTAGTTATTTGAATAAGTCAGCCATTGAAATTGCATTACAAGTTGCAGCTGCTAGTGGGGCCATATTGCAGCCAGATAAAACAGATGATGTTATTCATGTTCAACCACGATATAAAGTTAGTCCACAAAATTGGAATAATTTAACTGATGATGAATGTGATCATGTAATAAGTGCTGATTATATTGATACCCAATCTAGCAGCGACAATACAACGCCACAGTTAAACTATGCATTAATCAGTGGTGAAACGCATGGCGTTATTACCGAAGTTGTTAGAGCAGGAACTGCGGGCGATGTTAGGGCTACAGATGTTTTAAGTGCATTATCACAAGATCATAACGTGAATGCAGAATTAGCGCGTAACCTAATGGCCGATAGTGGTGAGCAGGAGGTTTTAGGAATATCAGTACCATTGTTAACGCCTGAATCTTCATTTGGTTTGGTGTTGCCTGGTGATATCGTTCGTGTTGTTTATCCTGATTCAACTATTACAGGCTTATGTATTAGCAACAGCGTTCCTTTACAGTCTATTACAAGCGTTAAACAAGGGATTTCATTGGAGTTAAATAATGGCTACAACTAATATTACAAAGCAATTCAAAAGTTTATTAACTAAAACCAATCGCTTTAGAGCAACAGTTTTACAAGTTGATGACTTAGAACGAGTGAAGGTTAAGTGGGGGGAGTCACAGCTATGGGTTAGCACATCAATAACCTTAGCAATTGATGATCAGGTTGTAGTGGAAGACACTAAGGTGATTAGTAAGCTACCAAGCTTAGTTTTTGCCAGAGTTGAGATACCTTGA